GGCTGTAGAGCAGTTCCGCATCCTCCATGAGAAGGCGTTCCCGACAGAGTAAGGACGATGATTCAGCGACCATAGCGATACACGTTGTAGGAGCCAATGACATCGTAAGTGCGGTGTCGATAGCGGCATCCGGCAACGCATGGGACCAGGGTCGCCACGACATTATCCCCGACGGCACAGGTTCATCCTTTGTGAAGACCACTGAGGCAAGCGCAATAACGGCAACCGTGGGAGATGCCGCTCTCACCGACGGCAAGGCCGTAGTTCACCTCATCTGCGTCAAAGCAACAGCGGACGTAGCGTAGCAACCGCACCACACGGATACCCTTTCCCCTAAAGGCCCGTTGCTAGCCGAAAGTCAGGCCGTCCTAACACGGACGTAAAACGGCAGTCAGGCCCTTCCCAAGAGGACACCCTGGCGAAAGATGCAACACAAAATCTTTCACTGGGAGTGACGTAAAGTGAGTTCACAGATAACCACAGCAATGGTGCAACAGTATAAGTCCGGCATTGAGATTCTGTTTCAGCAGAGTCAGTCTCTTTTCCGGCCTGCGGTAAGGGTTGAGACCGTAAGCGCAAAGTACGGTTTCTTTGACCAGATAACTGCGACTACAGCGCAGACTAAGACCACAAGGCACGCAGACCTTGTTATCACCGATACCCCCCATGCAAGGAGACGGGTGTCGATGGTTGACAAGTACGTTGCCGACTACATCGACAAGGAAGACCTCATCAGGATACTCAACAACCCGATGAACGAGTATGCCATGAACCACGTCATGGCTCTCAACAGGGCTATCGATGACGCGATAGTCGAAGCCGCACTCGGCACCGCCTACACGGGCGAGACTGGCGCAACCTCCACCAGTTACGACAGCAATATGACCGTGGCGGTAACTGTTCGTGACAGTGGTTCCGGCGCAACAGGGATGAACGTGGCGAAACTCCGCTACGCCAAGAGGCTCCTTGACGAGCAGGATGTGCCTCTGAACGACAGGTTTATCGCCATCTCTCCGCTCCAGTTGAGCGAACTGCTTTCCGCTACCGCCATCACTTCTTCGGACTACAACAGCGTGAAGGCTCTTGTCTCCGGCGAGGTCGATACCTTCCTCGGATTCAAGTTCCTCATGAGCAACAGGCTTGACACGGACGCAAGCGACTACCGTAAATGCCTGTTCTGGCACAAGAGTGGACTACTTCTCGGCATGGGGCAGGAGATACAGGTCTCAATCGACCCCATCCCCCAGAAGGGCAACGCCCTGCTGATTCAGGCTTCCGTGACTATGGGCGCAGTCCGCATGAACGAGAACGCAGTCGGAATGATTCTTTGTTCCGAGGCGTAGTTAAGGAAAGAGGAAGGGGGATTAACTGATGGGTACTTACTACGGTGTACACAGGACTCTTGAGCGTGCAGGGACAATGCTTGACCCCGGCGAATGGGGGGCAAGGGTGAAGTGTTCCTACGACTCTTACGAGGCTTCGGCTATAACTGCCGGTTCCACGATTTCCATGTGCTTCGTTCCAAAGGGTGCAAGGATTATCCGTGGCGAGGTCTGGTTTGACGACCTCGGTAGTACGGGAGGCACTCTCGAAGTCGGAGACGGAACCGATGCTGACGAGTACATGACCTCAACCGCTGTCGGGGTCGCCGCAGGTTCGGCAACATTCAATGTACTGGACAACCTCGGCGAACCGCTCGATGCGGACGAGTACATGATAGTCACCACGGGAACCAAGGCTATGACGGGCACCATCAAGATGTTCGTCTGGTACGTGCAGGACTAACGACAATGGGGGGCTTCGGCCCCCCTTTCAACTTATTGGAGGTCTTATGGCGGAGACATGGTGTTCCAACGGAGTCATTGGCGAAGGAACCTTGATACCACATACAGTCACGGGTGACAAGCCTCTATTGGTGGTCGGATGTGGCAGGTGCGTATGGGAAGACCTGAAACGGTACTGGACTATGAACGTCCACTCCGACGTGATGCTTCTCAACGATGCCATAGTCCACTACCCGATGAAAAAGGGGTTCTACGCCACACACGCCGCATGTTACGACATAGGCAGGGTGAACATCTACAGGGACTTGCGCAAGGCAAAACTGAACCATAGGGACTTTATTACGCACTCCGCAGGCGATCCCGCCGACAGGGTGTGGAAACTGATACGCGACTTCAAGCCCAACCTGTCCGGCAACTTCGGAGTGGTCATAGCAATAGCGATGGGATACAGGCGCATCTGCCTCGCAGGATGCCCAGAGGATGACACTGGTCATTACTGGGATGACCTTGAAACACATCCCCACTTCGACTTCGGGGTTAGGGGAATCCACTGGCACTGGACGGATAACACGGCTTTGTTCAAACCGAAGGTGCGCTCACTGTCCGGCTGGACAGGTGAGTTCTTCGGTGAACCCACAATAGATTGGCTGAACGGTGGTGAGTAGTGTATGGCGGATTCAGTAACCATTTGCAACAAGGCGTTGGTCTTCCTCGGACAGGACACTATATCCACGCTTGTTGACGACAACAAGAGGGCGAGGGTCTGTAGCACCGTATATGACGACTGCCTTGAGGAATTTCTCTCCGAGGGTGACTGGTCTTTCGCCAAGAAACTCGCGACCCTTACGGCGGAAACAACGTCCCCCAACCATGACTATTCCTACGCCTTCGAGTTCCCTGACGACTTTGTAAGACTCGTCAAGGACAGGGAGAAGGCGGTTTACGGCTCCGACGATTGGCTCGTCATAGGAGACCAGATACATTGCAACGACTCGTCCATATACATCTGCTACATCTACAGCAACGACGACCTGAACACGTGGACGGCTAAGGCAAGGACTGCACTTTCCTACCTTGTGGCTTCACAGGTGGGCGTTGCCCTGACGGGAGAGGACTCACGGGCACGGATGGCATACGAACTCTACCAGAAGACACTGCAGGACGCATTGAGCGATGACGCTTCCGGCGCAGGGTATCAGGTAAACGAGTACCACACGTACATTGAGGAGAGGTCTTAATGCGTACCGTTGACAGCATCCTGACCAACTTCACGGCGGGTGAACTGTCGCCAAATATGTACGGTCGCACGGACATTGAGAAATACTACAACGGTTGCATGACGATGGAGAACTTCCTTGTGCTTCCGCAGGGGGGAGCCTACAGGCGACCAGGGTCACGCTACGTGGCATCTGTCAAGACAGCAAGTGCCTTCACCCGTCTTGTGCCGTTCATCTTCTCCACCACACAGGCGTACATTCTTGAGTTCGGCAACCTCTACATGAGGGTTTACTACGATGGCGGACAGGTTCAGAGCGGTTCCACAGTATATGAGGTTGTGACCCCGTACACCACGGCGCAACTGCCCGACCTGAAATTCGCACAATCTGCGGACACACTGTATATAGTGCATCCATCCCATGAACCACGCCAACTTACCAGAACCGCCCATACATCATGGACTCTCACCGCCCTTGCGTGGGAGAACGGGCCTTTCATGAAGGACAACGATGATGATTCCCACACCTTGACGGTCACAAGTTATGGTGGTTCCACGGGATTATATGGCGAAGATGTAACCTTAAACGCTAACTTTAATGCGTTCACTGCTGATGATGTCGGGCGATGGATAAAGATAGAGTATGCTGATGAAGGTAGCTCAATAATGCATGGCTATCAAGATCCATCAGGTGCTGGGGTTCTACCTGATACCACACATGATGTAGACGGGGAATTTGAACTTACATATTTTTTTGACGATAAACTAGATTCATATATTTTTCTAGAGTATTCGGTGGATGGCGGGGCTACGTGGCAAATTTACGAGAGTTTATCAGACATTAATCGATCTACAAGGATTACAACTACCGGAGAACTTAGAGCTGAGGATTACAATAATGTGACACCCAAGATCAGATTTAATGCATATAAAGATACTTATAGGTTCTACTTTGAAGTAAGAAAGAAGCGTGAACTTCGCACCGCATACCTGAAGATAACTGACTATACGTCTGCGACCACCGTCAAAGCAAAAGTCTACAGGC